ATCATTAGAAGAAAATAAAGATTTTCCATTAGCAATGAATCAAGCGCTGACTGATATAGATATATTACGAAATAAAATCATTAAATTAGAATCAAAAGAAAAAATCCAGTTCGAGAATGAGTTAGAAGAAACCTTTGCAAAGCATTGTGTAAATAAATGCGACCACATAATAGGTTGGAATGACCTACAAGGTATATTCTTTCAACACAATCATCCTCTTCGCCAATCAGAATATGATGCGTGGTTAACAACGGAACCAGTGCCAAATGCTTTTGCATTTTGTCCAGATTGCGGAGAAAAAATAAATGATTAATTGGATAAAGTGCTCTGAAAAAGAAGGCTATTATTTATGTCATAAAAAAATAAATAATGTATGGTCTATTCAGTGTAATTGGTTTAGTGATAAAGCAGATGAATTTTCTACATTTGATTCTAAATTTATTATGCATTGGAAACTACTTCCGGAGGTGCATCATGAATGAATGCGACCATATTTTAGGATTCAGTGCAACTTATCATGAAATAGTTAAAGAATCCACGAAAGATTATTATGTCGTTCATGTGCAATGGTCATTTTGCCCTGAATGCGGCGAGAAACTAAAGGAATCATAATGATAACCTGGATAATAGCCTGTGTAACAATGGGCCTTGTTGGCTTGATAAATGAATTTTCCAGCTATGAAACACTTATCTTAATTTGTTTATTTGCTATTTATTTAAAATTATTTTAAATACTCAATTAATTGTTTCCTTATCCATTCCATTCTGCTTAATCTTTTTCTGAATGATAGAACGCATGTCATTTAGAATCGCATTCGCATCATCAATCGCTTTCTTGGAACTTGTGCCGCTTAATAAAATAGGCACCACAACAGATAAGAAAGCACTGCATGCAAAATTAAGAACAATACCAGTGGCTTCTTTTCCTTTATCGTTAATTTTTTCAATATAGGGAATAAAAAAATCTTCACTAAAAGCCCTCACCATTTTCTCACATTCTTGTTCAATCAATTTTCTATTCATGCAGGTATATAACCTAATTTGATAATGGTGGCCAAATCAATAGCACGTTTTCCTACTTGTTTCGCATAAGCGCTATCCAGTAATTCAATCGCCGCATTATTGTAATCATGTGATGCAAGGTAACTAATCATTTTTTTAAAGGATAAGAATTTTTTAAATCCCATGAAACACATGTCAATCAGCGCAATTTGTCTTGCTTCATTGAGTTCAGCAAACCATTTGAAATGTGAATCCAATTGATCATAAAAATATTGCATATCATGATCGCACATCATATCGATTTCGGTCGGGCAAACCCCTCGATCATCTAAATTACGGCCTATACCAATGCTATGTTTCCCCACAGAATCGGTATAGAGCTTTTGTTCGTATCCCTCATGCACAATCAGTAAATGCCTGAGTTTTAATTTCATATCCGGGGTCATAACTGCTTTCCCTAGCGAATGATGTTACAAACATTGTATCGCAAGGAATGCCGCATTTATAGCACTCAAAATAGTTATCATAGACAGTTTCGATTAATTCTAATTCAGATTTACAGCATTTGCTTACTAACATCTCTATCCCTTGAGATAAAAAAAACACCCTGCCATAAGGAGAAATGAAAGGGTGAAATGGCTCGTGGACTAAACGAGTCGGAAGAAACAACTTAAAGTCATGAATAATGATAATATATTATTCAACTTGACCAATCAAGCTGCATCGTCTGTGTTCGCCAAATAATCCGTAATAACCTTTTTAGCCTCTTCCAGTCCTCTGCAAACTTCCACAGCGAACCCATTTTGGCGCAAAATCTTCATCCAATGTAACTGATTCTCCGACACAATCCCTCCGGATGCCCTTTTAAACTCAATAAAAAGTCCTGGGAAGGTTTTATTAGGAAAGGGTATAAAGAGGTCAGGTACACCGGATCGCACCCCAGAACGCTTTAAATTCATTGCCTCCCATAAATTCCGATGTCCGCCATTAGGAATCGCAAAAACAGGAATACCTGCTTTCTCAAGCCAAACCACTAGCTTTGCTTGATCTTGGCTTTCGGTTGGGACAACAGGTTTCTTTTTCAAACTGACAATCCGTGCCATTTGTAACTTCCTTGAATAAATCTTTCAATGCGGTGAAATATTTCGTTTTGTATTTCTTTCCTTTACGTTGGAACTCGGCATCTTTTTCAGCCGAGCTTTTTGCTCTCATGCTTCCTTGCATTTATTTTCTCCATTAATGTTTCTCGTGAAACATTTAAAATCCTATACTTTTCTCTAAATCTAATAAAGCAGCTAATGGTATATCCAAATTATCTTTATGTTCATTAATTAAATCTTTGAAATAATCTTTTAAAAATTGCTCATCTTCACCTCCATGATAATCTGATATTTTTTTAACCAAAAACCATATTTTTTTCTTATTTTCCTTGAATGATTCCATGTCCTGCCTGCACATATGGTTAAGTATTATATATATATATAATATAATCATATACTTATATAAAAAACATAGGTTAAGTTTAGGTTAAGTTTTAGGTTAACTCGAGGTTAACTTCTTAACCACCTACTTAACTATGAGTTAACCCTAACTTAACCTACTAGGTTAACTTTTAAAACCCAGTAATGACGCGGCTTCCAAGGCATTTTATGTCTAAACTTAACCTAGATCAGAGTCAGCCTAAATGAAAGTTAACCTCTTCTAAATTGATCATTCTTTTAGCATACCTCTTGATCTACAAATGCGCACTACTTTTGATACATAAGATTCTTTTACGTTTAATTCTCTAGCAATATTAACTTGACGCATTTTATTGTTTAACATTTCTGCAATACGATGAATATTTGTTTGCTCAAGAGATTCAAATTCCCAACCTAGATTATTAAGAGAGGCTTCGAAAGAGAGAGAGTCTTTTCCACTAAAACATCTGTTTTTTTGATATACAATTTTGATTTTTTTTGCAGAAATAATTTCATTTTCTAATTTAGAATCAGATTGATCTTGTAAAGAAATAGCGGTGTCAACAACATCTAACATTCTAGATGTTCCTCTAAATCCATGCGGATCTTTTCCAGAATGATGAACTACAATGGTAGTAATTCCTTTCATTCTAAGATTGATTAACCAATCTTGGATGGGCTTCCATTCAACAGCTGAATTATGATCAAAAGATGAAAGCGTAGATAAATTATCTAATATAAGAACTTCAATACCTAGTTCTTTAATTTTATTATCGTAATATTCTTGTCCTTCCAATGTATCTATATCAGGTAATTTAAAAATAGCTTTTTCAGGCGTTAATAAGTTCCAGTTTTCCTTTTCTTCTAATTCTCCTTGCTGTCTTCTAATATCCATAAATCGTGAATGCATCTGACTATAAGACATTTCACCGTCTACATATAAAATTTTTCTGGGTGTAGGTACTTTGAATTTTAAAAATTCTCCTCCTGATGCAATTGCATAAGCCACATTCATAGTAAATAACGTTTTACCAACTCCAGTTGCCGCATAAATAAAGGCAATTCCTTGAACTGGAAGCCATGGCGATAAAATATATTTTAAAACAGGAGGATTTGAAGACAATATTTCATCATAAGTCATCGGTTGCATTTTGTTCAACTCGGGATTGGTTCTGATGGGAACAACGCTATCTGGATAAAGAGCTGAACTTGAAAGTTTAGAAATAATACGAACATCATTATTTGATTTATTCATGAACACTTATTCCTTGTGGAAAGTAATTAAATTACTATCAGGGGTGTTGCAATGCACAATGTCTGCACCTCCCTGGTAGAGACAATAGATTAGATCGTTTAGGTAATCTGTTTCGGCATACCCTGTATCAACTATTAGAACACGGCAACCCTTAACCGGCCATATGAAGCCTGTAGGGCATTCCCAAGGAGGGATTAATAAGGTTCTATCAGGGCGAATCTCAACAGTATGACGAGCCATTGACCAGGCATGATTGCCTATCCATACGAATACTGAATAATTAGGTTTAAAGCCTTGTTGTTGAAGTTGAAAAAGATTTTTGCCATAAGGCGGAATTTTTTGCATACATTCCTTACAGAATAATAATAAAGTCTTGCATTTGAATCGCAAAGCTTTAAAATTACTCTTGACTATTAAACGGACTTATTTATGTGGGAGAGCGACTAACTCTCCCAACATGCCAGCGACAATCCTACTCTTCTCCTTGAAAACACACAATATTAAAAATATTTGGAAATTATCCACATTTTCTGTTGACAACTAAATGCTGTGATACTAAGATATCTTCATAGATTGACATTAACAGGAAATAACAAAATGCACGCAATACCAGGATTAGATAAAGCTTTTAATATCAGAATGTCAAAGAAACATTGGGCTTTTTTGAAACGTTATTCAGTTGAGAAAGAAATGTCCATGAATCAAATAATGAGAGACATGATTGATAAATTAATGAAGAAAGAGGAGATGAAAATAAAATGAGTATTGATACTTTAAAATTTGTAAAAGATGCCACTAGTCATGGATTTAGTGAAGAACAAGCAGAATTTTTGGCAAATGAAATACAAATGAAAAAAGTAGGAAATGATTATTTGGATGAACGTTTAACAACATTAGCAAATGATTTAACAAATAAAATAACAATTAAAATAGGTGGCTTAATGATTGTTTGGACATCAATATCATTAGCTTTTTTGGGATTTATTTTGAAACACTAACTTTTAGGCATGTTGGGCTTGGATTGCACTCCTAACCCAACACTATCATTAAAAATCTGGAGATCTGAAATGAATAACGCAAATGTATATCAATACGTATTTGAAAAGCAAGATAATTTGGCAGAAGAAAGCTTTGTCTGCCCTATGTGCGATGGATCGCATGGTACTAATAGCCAATGCCAAAGAAACGATTAAGGGAATAATCATCATGAAAAAAATAAATAAATTTGTCACCTCCTTAATTAATAATTATTGCCAATACGATGATTTGTCAGAAACTTATCAAATTGATATCGATGATATTGACTTTGATGATCTCTCAAAATTATGTGCATTGATCATGCAAGATAATGCTGATCTAGCATTAGAGGCTGTCTCTATCGATAACCCAGCTTATGAAACTTCTATGTTACCAGCGCTGAATTATTATCTAGCCAATCCAAGTACATCAGAAATCTTTGCACATGAATGGCAAAAAGGAATTCTCTCTTATCTACGTAATCGCATCATTGCATTGCTAGACGATGCTTGTGAAATCTATAACGGAGATATGGCAGCATGAGTACCTTAAAAGTTAACTATGAAGTTCAAGCATCTTGTCATGATTGCGGAGAAGATATCGAAGAATGTTATTTCACTAATGATAAAGGTCAAAGAGTACATGTAACTACTCGTACTAATGGTCATTATTATTCAGACGGTTATATACGATGTGACGGATGCCATGATGGGAATCGATAACGGAGATATGGCAGTATGACGACTAATACAGTTTATGGCATTCATAATAATGATTCTGTGATGTTCTTATCTTTAGAGGCCGCAGAAGATTATTTAATAGAAAAAAACCCTGAATATTGTTGGTGTAAAGATGCAACTTATGATTTTTGCGAAAATATGATTTGGGAAGAGTCAAAAGAATATTTAATTAAAGAGGTGACAAATGACAGCACTCAGATTTAAAAAACCCGAAATAAAAGCATCCCGTTTAAAAGTTATGTTCTATGGCGAAATGGGCACAGGTAAATCAATATGCGCTTGTAGCTTTCCAAAAACGGCTTATATCGATACGGAAGGTACGACCAGTAAAGTGAAGTACGCACAAACCATTATTGATAATGAAGGCCAAGTAATTGAGACAGGTGACTTTGAAGAAATCTTAACAATGGTTAAATGGCTGATGACAAATAAGCATGATTTCAAAACATTAGTTATTGATTCTTTAACCGTTCCGTATGAGAATCTCATCATCGAAATGGAGCGCAAAGTAGGCTCAGAATTTGGACGACACGTAACGGCTGCTAATTCTAAAATGAAGCAATTGGTGAATTTATTATTGCGTATCGATATGAATGTTATTATCACTTGCCAAGCGAAGAAAGAATATGGCGGAAAGATGGAAGTCATTGGTCAGACTTATAATTGCTATAATCGTCTTGGCTATATGTTTGATTTGGTATTTGAAGCCCAAGTTAGAGGTGATAAGCATATTGGCGTTGTGCGCAAATCTCGTATTGATTCTTTTCCTATGCGAGATAATTTTGACTTTTCGTACGAAGAAATCAAAAAACGTTACGGTTCAGAAATCATGGAAAAAGAAGTTGTCGCCGAGACATTGGCCACTACAGAACAAGTAACAGAATTAAATAGATTAATTGAATTATTTGCCATACCTGAGGAGACCTATCAGAAATGGTTAGATAAATGCAATTGCGAAGGATTTGAAGAAATGCCATTTGATGTAATACAGAAATGCATTGATTCATTACATAAAAAATTACAAGGAGTTGCAGCATGAGATTGACACCGATGAGTGATGAGCAGTTAGCCGTAATGAATTTATTGCCTGACGGCGAATATCAGTTTGAAGTAACCAATGCAGAAGATACAAAGTCAAAGTCCGGGAATGACATGATTAAGCTAACTTTAACTGTATGGGATGCAGAAGGTCGCCAACATACTGTCTATGATTATCTGCTTGAAGCGATGCCAAAGAAGCTCAAACACTTTGCAAAGCATCTAGGATTGATTACGAAATATGAGTCGGGCGAACTATTGGCTGACGATTGTATTGGAAAATGTGGGACATTGGATTTAATTATTCAAGAAGATAAATCTGGTAAATACCCTCCGCGTAATAGCGTGGCTGATTATGTTGAGAAGAAAGATTTTGTTAATCATGGATCGCCTGTGAAAGAAGGTGATTTGTTTGATGATGATTTACCTTTTTAAAAAGTTTATGGCAATCGCGGCGTGGACAGTGACACCCTGTTGGTCTACCTAACTCTCCCGCTTGGAGCATGGGGTAGCATGAGGTTAAGGATAAGCGGACATTTCCTTTGAGCCAGTGCAATTCTGGTCGATTGCCACCATTTTTACAACGACCCAGTCCTCTGCTATTAAGTACGATTGGGTTATCTAAAATAGATATAAGTGAAATTATAAATGGAAAATAATAAAT